GGATGATGGCAAGGACGCAGAAGAGTTTGAGGCGTTCAAAGACTACATCCCTGACATGATTCTGCACGCAGCAGAAGGCGTGCGTGAGCGGTTCAAAGCCGCGAACATGATTGAGGGTGAATATCAACGCTGGCACAACGAGCCAAAGATTGATGTGCCGATCATGCTTTACCAAGACTATTCGGGTGGTGGAATCCAGTGTGATTTGAAAGCCAAGCCGCCCCTGCGCAATCCACCAAAGAAAGACGGCACCCGTTCTTGGCGCGTGCCAAAGGTGGAGGGCATCACGCCCACAGCGCAGCAACAAATTCAGCAAGCCGTTTATTACAAGGCAACAGGTGAGCCACCGTCACTGCTGTTTGTCAGTGCGTCAGGTTACTACATAGCCGACGCCGACAACTGTGACCAACTCAAGCCTGACGCTTTGGAGAAAGCGTACGCTGAAGCAGTGCGCTCATGGCAGATTAGTCAAAACTTACTGAAGGCCGCAAACGGATCATGGCGCACCCTGGCTGGCCTCGTGCAGCCAGACTTCAATGAAATCGCACGGCGTCATGGCCCAAGTATCGTAGACGTAGCCAACCAACTATGGAGGTTTTAATGGCACGCAAAGCAAACCCTGTGAGCATCAGCTTCACAAAAGAAGAACTTATGGCTGGCATCAAGATGTCTGAGTTTGATGTCGTGGGATCGGCAGAACACATTCTTTACGCAATGATGCCGCCAAAGGAAGGCAAGATTTCAACAGATGATCTGCGTGGATACCGCGATGCGATTGACTACTACGTCAAGATGCGCGGTGCATATGAGCGTAAGTTTGGGGAGATCAAAGATGCTAGCTGATTTGTTTGACACCCCGACTTACAGGCTGGTGCGCAGGGATGACCCTGCGACTAGCCACGACGCCGCAGAAAGCATCGACGCAACAGCGATGGAAAGCGTAGTAGCCGATGCAATCTGGGAGGCTCGTGAGACAGGTGCGATTGCGGATGATGTTTGCAATGCCCTGCCTCACCACGCTTATAACAGCATAACGCCACGTTTCAAGCCGCTAAAAGAGAAAGGTATCATCATCACCGATGGCACTCGCCGCAAAGCAAAGTCAGGGCGCGGCCAGATGGTTATGTGGCACAAGGAGTTTTACCATGAAAAATGAACCTGTTGATATCGGCACGCCGCACGTCACCCGCGAGGATATGCAGGACAGCATCAACGAGTTGTATGTGCGCGTGGATCACCTGCAACGCACGGTAGACAAGAACAACGAGAAGGTAGCTGACATGGAGAAGGCTTTGGCCCTGTTTGTGGAGCTTATCTCTGATAAACTTGGCATTGAAAAGGGGGAGAAAAATGGCTGATCTCAAGCAAACAATGCAGCTTGTCTCTGAGCTTAACGAGAGTCATGGCGTCAGGCAGAAGGGGTCAAAAAAATACACTATGGTTGTGCATCGGATGGAAGCATTCCGTCAGGTGCATGGCACTGACTTTGGTGTGGACACAAACATCCTGGTGGACGATGCGCAGCGCGTAGTCGTCAAGGCGACGATACATAACATGGATGGCACGATTGTCGGCAGCGGCATGGCCGAGGAGATCAGAGGACAGGGCAACGTCAACAAGACAAGTGCCTTGGAAAACTGTGAAACCTCTGCCATTGGACGTGCCTTGGCATCCCTTGGCCTTGCTGGTGGTGAGTATGCGTCTGTTGATGAGATAGACGCGGCACACAGGAAGGAGGAAACCATCAATGAAAACATCATTGAGCTACAGCGGCAAGCTGAAGTGTTCCTGCCTGAGTTCGATCAGAAAGGCTTTAACGATTGGATGAACAGTGAGTTCACGAAGAAGTGGATGCAGGTCGCTGGGAAACAGCACCCAGACATCTATCAAGAAATCAAAACCGCATGCCAAGATAAGAACAAGGAGTTCAAAAATAATGGCTAGACGCTATGAAACCATCACATACATCAAGCTGTTTGCAAACACTGATGCCAAAGCAAAGGCACAGTATAGCAACGGCAACTGGCAACCTTATTCGTATGAGTCGAAAGCTCCTGCTGACCTTATGTTTAGAGAAGGCCAGCGCCACCAAGTGTCGATGTTCGTCAACGAGGACAATACTATCTCTATTCGTATCTCAAGAGTTACCGAATACGAGGGTGAGGACAGTATCGCTGACGGCATATCACAAAGGGCCATGAAACCTATCGGCAACGTCATCAGCGCCAAGCACGCTGCGCCACAAGCCAAAGGAGAGGACGATGACCCAGATATCCCCTTCTAGCGCCATTCTAAGCCCCCGTGAGGCGGCTTTGATACTTTTCGGTACTGACAAGCGCTCTAAGGTACAACACCTGCGTAGCCTGCTTAAAAAGGGCGTTATCAAGGGATACCAGTTTGAGGGAAGGTGGTACATCACTGCAACAGAGATAGAAAGGATCACAGATGGTGGGGCCAACTTTTCTGATTATACCGCGTAACGATGGGGTTTCAGTCAGCATAGATGGCGTGCTTAGAACCAAAAGAATGGACGCCACACAGATGTTAAACCTAGCGTTGCAATGTCTCAACGTAGGATTGGAGATGAAGAGAAATGAAGAAGCGCAGCAAACAGAGGACACGGAGGAGGAGCCTTCCATTTAACTGCGCCCGATGTCAGAAGGCTTGTGACTATACCCATGACAACTGGGTGTCACTCGCCTCTGGCGAGGATATTTGTTATGATTGTTACATCAAAAGCAACAAGTCATGACATCCTACGCTTTGGCTTTTTGCCAGCCTTCTTCATCGCTATGGCTGTAGCAGCCTGCTTCTTCATCTTTGGTGTTTTCTTTTTCATGCCGCCGCTTGGCCGTGCTTTGCCGTACATTACGCTTTTCCCTTCTTTGCTTTGTTGCGTTTGGAGATAGCTGCCGCCTTCTTCCTAGCGTCAGCCTTGCTGCTTGCACCCCATGCCCTGAGAGAAAGCAGAAGCCTGGTAGGTTTGCCCTTCGCATCTCGTTCTGGCCCCTTTGCGTTGCCCATGCGTGCAAGAAAACTAGCCCTGCGTGGGTTGTCCCCACTCTTCACAGGGCGCTTCAAGTTTGCACCTGTGGTTCTTTTGAAAAAGTCCCTGCCCTTCTGATTCAGGCCACCTTTGGGATTTTGAAACTTTTTAGCTACCATCAGCCAGCGCTCTCATACGCTTTACCAACCGCTTGGCGCGATTCGGAACTTGATCGTGCCAGCGACTGTCTACCATCTCGTCAGCAGCCCTAGTCCAATCCCTAGCATCTACACCAGCTTTCATACCCTTGAACTTGGAGAGACGCGGCCTGCCCATATTAAACATCATGTTTGCGATGATTAACTGGCAGTCTGCGGGTAAATCATCAAAGTCTGGGTATAGAACCTGGCACTCGTCCAGCGTCGAGGCGATGTCTAAGTTAAATACCTGACGCACGCGCTCTTCATCGACGGGCGTGCCTACGGGCTGGCCGTACTCTGGATCGCCCTCAACCACAAGATGTCCTATCCCGTATGTAGGTAGGCCGAGATGATCTAAGTAGATTTCAAACTTGCAGCCTTCGTCTTCTGCAAGTTCTTCTCTAAGCTGGTCCTTGTTCATGCACGCGCTTTCTTTTTCTTTCCGTTGTTCCCGCGTAGTTTTGCAAAGTCAGCGCCAGTGATCTTGTTTCTTGGTGCTGCAACCCGTGCAAGTTTCTTTTGCTTGGGAGAAAGTTTCTTACCAGGCATCATGTTCTCCTTTTACGCTTTGGCTTTTTCAACAAGGACTCAAGCATCTTGGCTTGTCCCGCGTGTGCTTTGGATGCACCGCGCAGCTTCTTGGCAACGGTCTTCACCTTTGCTCTTGTAGCTTTCTTCATCATGCTTTCTTCTTCTTTCTCTTACGCAGCAAGTCGGCATCTGCCTTCCTCGCCCCGCCCTTGCCCGTGGCAAACGAACGAACACGCCCAGCCGCCCATTGATGCGCAGAAACCTTGGGTCTACTGCCTTGAGAATAGTATGCGCCCAACCCTCTGGAGTACACCTTACTCAGCGTTGACTTGGATATGCCAGAAGACTTAGAAAACTTGTCAATGACGGCTGCTTTGCTCATCCGCGACTCCTCTCCTTGCTGATGCGATCCATCATAGCTTTGGTGAGTTTGCCTTGTTTGTAAAGACGCCGCGTGCGCTTGATTTCTGCCTCACGCTTCTTGGGATTCTTGGCACCGCGCACATATTTCTTTGGCACGCCGCCCTTTGTCTTGGGAACTTTTGGAAACTTGCGTGTCATTTCTTCAGCCCCTTGATCCCTCTCAAACCAAATGACGCAGCGATACTAGCATACATGGCCCACTGGAACCAATCAGGGGTGGATTCCAACACGGCAAAGCCCTGATCGACATACGGCTGCATAGGCGGTATGAAGCACATCCCTATGATAACTATAAACAAAATCGTCCAAGCTTCGTCTTTCCAGCTATCCTTGCTGGCCTCGGCCATGATCTTTTCCCAGCCAGCCTCATGCGTGGCGGCAACTTTCATCACCTCTGCTTCAGCCTCTGCCTTGGCTACTTTGACCCTAGACTGCGCAGCCTTCTCCTCTGCCTTGCCTTTGAGCCAGCCACCCGCAAGCTCTGTGATAGCCGGTATCAGTGCCTGAATCATTTCTTTTCACTCCCAAGCCACACTGCAAAAGCGCCGGTCATTGCGCCACTGACCACGCTAATCATTGCGCTTTGCTGCGTAGACAAGTCGTCAAGGCTCATCCCCCATTCGATGACTCTGATATACATGAAGGTCATTGTGAACATCATAAGCCTTGGCAGAATCTTCCATGCCAGAAAGCGTTCCATAGTCACATCCATTACTGACTCTCCTTGATGGCCTCTAATACATCATACACATTGGGTGGCGGCGGTTGATCTGGGTTCCACTGACACAAATACTCACGCGGCTTCCACTCGCCATAATCAAAGAACAGCGTTTCCTGAGTATTGTGCGCACCTCGGTACACGCATACCTCTTGTGTCTTGTCCAACTTAATACATTTTACAAGGCGGCATGTCGTCAAATCGTTAGCCCAATCACTGGCCTTGGCTGAGTGTGACTTTAGAAGCATAACAAAGCTTGTAAGGACGGCCATTCCCGCGCCTATCATAATAGTCCAGGCAACAATCTCTACAAACTTGCGACGGCGCTCTCTTTGCCTGTAAAGTGTTTCCTGCCTGCGTTTGCGGATTTGGCCCTCCATACGCACAAGCTCATCCCATTTGGACTTGCCCATAGTAAGACTAATCCATTGCTGTAGCTCATAACGCTGTTGTTGTGCCTTTTTCTTAGCAGCAAAAGCCTCTACAGCCTCTTGCTCTACGCTTTTTCCGGCAAACAGTTTCTTGAATATGGGGGGGTTTTTGGCCTCTTTCTCGGCCTGGTCTAGGTCAGAAAGCGCACCCATCCATCTGGACAGGTCAGAGGCCATTGATTCAATATCACGCCCAATAGCAAAGCCCTTCTTGAGGGCTGAAAAAGCGGCAGAGGCGGTTGCCATTGCTGATACTGGGTCCATCAGTAGACCTTTGTGTTTTCGTCTACCATTTTTGGCAGACAGTAAGCGGTAATGTTCTGTCCTTGTTTGTGCAGTCTCTGTGAAAAGTACACGCAGTCATCAACACTGCGAAAATACATATCGTTGCTAACGAGCCGTTTATCCTCACCAATCCCTACATAAACAAACAACAAAAAAACATGGATCATCCATTAACTATAATTCCTATCAGCAGCAATATTGTCGTGCCAGCACTCCCAACCATGATGGCCTCAAGCCGCTTCACACGGCTCAATAGCTCTATAAAACGCTCTTGGCTTACGGCTGTCAGCGTGTCAAGCTCGGCTTTCACCGATGATGCAGTTGGCTTGCTCATCAGTCAGCGTCCGCAATCGCCAAGTCACCGGCCTCGACCTGTCGCATGATTTCGTCGTATTCTTTATTGCCAACACAGACAGGAACCCACATCACTTGGCCGTCAATAGTAGCTTTAATAATTTCGTTAGCACCGCCGGTAGGCCCGTCAAACCACTGTGCTGATGTAATATTCATTTCATTCATGTTTACAACTCCGCACTTGCATCAACAAAATATGCAGCATCCGCAGAAGCTAGTTGCAAATATGTTCTAGCAGATGATGCAACTCCCCTGAACACAGTTACAGCAGTTGTACCAACAGGTCCAAAACTAGGTGTCGCTGCTAAATTGATGTAGCTAAATGCCGTTCCACCAGTTCCACCAGTTCCGCCCGTTGTTACCGTTGGCGCAACTCTCATTTCAACTGGAAGACCCTCTTTAGTGATAAACGTATCAGTTGAGTAGTAATCTGCGTAAAAATAAGTAGCATCGCCGGTAAATCTGTAAAAGTACCTCTGACACCTAGCCAACTCATCGCCAAACGACCGATGCTCAAACGGCGTGGCCTGTTCGCCGACCTCAAGCTGGATGCCGGTGATGTAAAAGTCATCAGATGTAGATGCGCCAATGTTTACAGTCAGACCAGCAGCCCTGTCTCCCTGCGATTGCGCTTCCCAACTGGTAGGCACTGCGCCAGTGTTAAAAGTAGAACCCGCTGCAATCCACCACTCAATTTCCAAACTACTTGCGTTGTCATTGGTAAACGCACCAGTGGTGTCTCCAGCAAACGTAATTTCTTTCTTTTCCCAAGTGTCTGCCGAACTAATTGTGTAAGTAGCCCCAATCTGACGAGTGTTGTCGCTATCTCTAAGATTGACTTGATACGTTCCAGTTTTACTTGACCGAACATGAAAAGAAAGAGTCACACTTTCTGCGTTAGATGTACCTTTTTTGAGTTGTTGAAGGTCTTGCCCCTCCAGATATGTTTCAATCAAAAAATAATTTGGGCTGGCATCTGCTGTGGTGCAATCAATTTTCAAGCTAGACGCAAAGCCTTCTGGTGCTGTGCTACTTTGAGAAAGCGTAAAAGTTCCGCTTGAACTAGCAGTATGTTTGAACCTGTCAACAGTGCGATATGCTGTACTGCCAGTGAAACTGGATACTGACGTAGCCCTCTGCGCCACCTGCATCGCACCGTTGATAATCAGGTTTCTGCCCGTGATGCCCCCGGCATCAGCCGAACCGGCCAAGTCTGCGAAGTCTCTTGCTCTACTCATTCTCCGGCCTCCAGTGCTGCGACCTTGGTTTCGAGTGTCTCAATCTTGGCAATGGCTTCTTTCAGTGCGCCGGTCAGGAGCGGCACGATCTTGCTCTGGTCAATAGTTTGATAAACCGGCAAATTTTCTGATGCAGTCCAAGTGCTGTCCGATGGGTACAAGTCTTCATCGTCATCGCCTTTGTTTGCCGTCCAGTCTGCTTGCTGGACATTTTCAGCCAACACCTTACCACCTGCCTCTTTTACAATCCCAGTGGCGGCTCGTGTCTCATTGTGTGTGCCATTAATTGCTTCTGGTATTACAGTCTGACATTCATGTGCCAAGAAACCGTCAATAGTGGTGTCATCAGGGTCTGTAATCCAGTTAAACCGCTTTGGCTGAAGAGACTTGACCCTGTCGATCGATCCAGTCATGTCGGAGACATTTTCTTTAAGTCTGTGGTCACTCGATGTATTGAAGCTGGTGGCAGAAGCGTTTGTCGAGATAGAGCCGACCACACTGTTACTGTTGTGGAAGTAAAAGTGATACATCGTGCTGGCGCTGTTCTTATTGCTCACGAAGGTAGCGTCGGTGCTTGTAGTGCCCCCATCTACAGACAGCCTTTTAACGGAGCCGGTTGACATATAAGGGTCGCTGGTGCGTCCGATGTAGACCTTGCCGCTGCTGTCGATGCGCATCCGTTCGTTTGTTCCGGTTTCAAAGCGGATGTTAGTATCGCCGCTGAGTATCAAGTCAGCATCGCTACTGCCACCACCAGTGATCTTGGTTTGAGCGTCAGTACCGAACTGAATGGCTTCTGTCACAGTTATTTTGCCATCGCTTCCAATACGCATACGTTCTGATGGCGTGGAGCCAGTGCGAAACACCATTTGAGCATCATTTGTGCCGGTGGTGCTGGCTGTCGCGTCGAGGTACATCGCACCGGCAAAGTTAGTGTAGGTGCTGCCAAAAAGCTGGATTCCAGCGCCAGTAGAGCCACCTTTCAAACTGATCTGAGCGTCTGTCCTGTCGCCCTCGATATTTAGTGACGAAGACGCGACTTGCGCTACTACAACATCGCCCGTGCCATCCGGGTCGAGGGTTATGTCGCCGTTTGTGTCGGTGCTGCTGATCGTGTTGCCGTCGAGGCGTAGGTTGTCAGCGTTTAACTGTGGCACAGTCACCGCACCAGAAAATGTGCCGCCATTCAGCGACGACACAGTGTCAGCCACAGTGAAGATGTCATAGACGACGACCTCAACAACATCCCCATTTGCTAGGGCTGC